CATACAAATCGGAAAATTTCTTGTCCCACTGCCGCAGTCTGGCAAAGAATAAAACCGCCAGCGCCAGCCATGTGAAAGACGCGGTGATCTGCAACAGGTCAGCCATTGTCAACACCTCCGTCCATTTTCGCTCCGCAGTTGGGGCAGTGGGGCGTTTGGTCTCGGCACTCAACAAAGCACTCGGAACAATGTGGGTGCGGTGTGGTTGTCACCCACCGCCCGTGCTTAGCCTCTACCACGTCGGCGGTGGGGTTTGCTTTCCTCTCTGCGGGGATTTCACCAGCGAGGGCAGCATAACCAGCCAGATCAACAAAGCTGTCTGCGCTGGAGCCGGTGGCGATGCGGGCCACTTTGAGCAACGCCATCATGGTGGCCACGTCTTTGGGCGTGATGTGGTTGATTGCCACAACCTTGGCCAGCTCTGGGTGTGCAGCTCTCAGATACACACCCCACAGGAGGCCGATGGTTGTAAAATTATTTTCCGGGCTGCCGTAGTCCTGCTCACGCTCACCGCATACGCAGACGCGGGCGGCCTCTAAAATCTCAGCTCTTTTCACAGGTATACCTCCTCTGGAAAACGTGATTTTGTTACAGCGATGGGGAACTCCTCGATCTCGCTGGCCCAGCGACATGTGCCTTTTCCATTGAGCCATTCCCAGATCAGAGGAAAGCCGCCAACGCCGTCAAATAGGCTTGCCATTGTGGGCTCTGCGGCGGCGCAGACACTCAGGCGGGTCAATACATACGCCCAGGGCGGGAGGGCAATGCTGTTGCCCAGTGCTTTATAGCGGGGGCTGTCAGCGTCACCCTTGTGCAGCTTGCCCTTGCTATCAGTCCAGTCGCCTATGTCGGTCCATTGGTCGGGAAAGCCCTGGAGCCGTTCACACTCCAACGGGGTAAGACGCCGGACTGTGCCAGCCGTTCTGACACAAGGCGTGCTATTGAGGCTCTGCCCCCCGTTTTCCTTTGCTTGTAGCGTGTGAAAGACATCTGGGCTCTCTACACCGTTGCGGCAATCGACGGCCAGCGCGAGCTCGCCGTAAACGACACACGCATCGTGTTTTTCCGCGGACAGACAGGGGGCTTTCTCATATTCAAAAGCGTCGCTCCGCGCTTTTGCTGAATTAAGCGCCTTAAAACCAGCAGCCACCACAAGGTCGGTACTGTCTTTGTAATCTCTACTTTTCAAGGAAGATGCAACCCCCCCCCGTTATGTAATCACCAAAGCCTTGCATGGTAAAAAGTATCTGGTCATTATTGGGGCAGAGGGTGCCGCTTTTTTCAACCTGTATCAAGGCTCCTTTACCTCCTCCGGGACATCCTGCCCGCATCCGCAGACAGGCTGATATTGTAGAATTAGGGGGACATTGCCCCCCCCCGTGCCCATCTTGCCGCTGAGTGTCTGCACAACGCCGTCCTCAGATAATTTCACGCGGCTATCTTGCGGGTGGTTCTCCACAGGCCAGGAACACGGCATGTCGATCTCCTGCGGTGAGGGTTGGGCTGGGGTCGCCATTTGTGCCAACGCCCAGGCCATTTCCGGCTCCGTCATTGTTTCGGGTTGCCCCCCCCCGTTACATCGGGTTGCTTTATCGTTGATGGGGACGCAGTAGCTTGCCTCTCCAGCGCCTCGCGCAACAGGGGAGGCAAAGGTTTGCCACGGCGCTCCGCTCGGCGGAGAATACCCAGGCACGCCTTTGCGCTCAAAGAGTATTTCGGGTGCGGTAAGGCCTCCAAAATCGCAGACAAGAGCGATGCGCTTTCTACGCTGGGGCACTCCCCAAAACTGAGCGTCGAATACACGCCACGCAAGGCTCCATTTTCCTCCCAAATCGGTGAGGCATCCGATTGTTGGCCATCCATATTTAGGGACAAAAACAGGGGGGGCTTGCGGGCAGATGACTTTGATTGTTTCGTGGAGGACCGCCCCGAAGTCCTCACCTTTGTTGGAGCTGAAAGCTCCGGGGACATTTTCCCAGACCATCCAACGGGGGCGGATGTCTGAGCCTGTGCGGCCTCTTTCGGCATCTGCACACCTCATTTCTTTAATTACTCTGATTTGCTCCATGAAAAGCCCAGAACGCTCACCGGCCAAGCCAGCACGCTTGCCAGCGACAGAGAGGTCCTGGCAGGGGCTGCCGCCAATGATGACGTTGGTGGGCTCAACGGCGTGGCCGTTTATTTTGGTGATGTCACCCAGGTGTTTCACGGGTGTTTTCCTCCTCAGTGTTCAACCCCGATGTGGTCCAGCACCTCGGCCATGCCAAGGCCGCCGCACCCCACGGGTTTCATACAATATTCGTATTGTTTTGGGTGTGTCTCTTTCATTTGCTGGAAACGATTGGGGTAGCTCTCCAGATGGGCACCAAAGGCGCAGAACATGCAACCGGTGCGGCTCACCCCGGGGGTGTAAAATTCAAAGTCTTTTTCAAGGTTGTAGTCAGCCCGGCGGTTTTCAACGCTCAGCATCTCTCTGGCTTTATCTGCGGGGCACTCCTCTCCCTTGTAGCGGCAACGGATCTCCCCATATACAGGAGCATAGGGGACCTCATAGAGAAAGAGGTACATGAGCACATCGTTTTCTGTCCAAAAGGACAGGGGCCATGACTGCGGGTACTTGGTGTCAAAGGCGTTGCATCCGTGCATCAACCAGGATTTCTCCCGGCTGTTGCTCTCACAGCACATCACGCCGATGATGGGCATACGACGGGTTTGCTTTTGGTATCTCCGCATAGGCTCTTTTTTCATAACATCGCAGCATTGCTCCGAAATCCTAAACGGCGCATCTTTGAGGTGGTGCCACTTATCAGCCAGCTTCATGGACGGGCAATACTCTCCCTTGCGGTTGTAGCCGGTCAAGCGCAGGTTGACAGTGGCATCGTTCTGACCGTGTGCGTTTTGCAGATCACGGATATAACGGGCCTGGTTTTTGCCAATGACGGGGTATCCGTATTTGAGCAACACCTGCTTGAAATTCATCTTGGGTCGGAGCACCACATCCGCATTTTCGATGGCAAACTTGCGGACCTCCGGGTATTCCAGGCCTGTGTCCACAAACACTGTGGGACAGTCATGGGCGGCAAGGCATCGGTTGAGCACGATGTGACGGAGCACGGTGCTGTCCTTGCCACCACTGAAAGCCAGATAAACACCGAAAGGGCTATCATCGCACTGGCTCCGCTCAAAGCTGTTATAGTGCCCGTACCAACTGTCTATACGGTCAGCGGTCATCTCGATTTTGTGGTGTAGGGGCATAGACTGCATTTGCAGTAGCTCCCACTTTTCTCTTTTGAATTGCATATAGCCCTCCCCCAGCCCCACCACCGCTGACTGACGGGGGGGGGGGCTCATTGATTAGTTAGTCTTTCTTGAAGTAGTGGCCCACCCAGCCCTCAGCGTTGAGAGGGAGGCCGTCCGCCCACGGGGCGGGTTGTCGCATGATGTCACAGACGGTCTTGAGCATGGTGTCATCATCGGCCCAAGGGGCCATATCAATGACCACCTCGTCGTGTACATGGAAGATCACCGGAAATCCGGCAGCTTCCAGATTGTCAATGGCGTAGGCCAGACAGTCGCGGGCGATGGCTTGCACGCAGTTCTCCACCAGCTTGCCACCGTAGGTTTCGATGCGTTTCCAGCGTTTGGTCTGCTGGTCCATGCCCATGTAGGAGATGGAGGGGTTGCCCCAGCGGTTTTCACCTATGCCGGGGCTCACGTAGTAGAGCTTGCGGCCAGAGGGGAGCGTGATGGTCATGCAGTCGGTGCCTTGGTTGTAGTCGAACTCACGGGCGATGATGAGGCCGTTGACACCCACGGTGCCACCTTGCGTGATAACCTGCACGGCTGCGTTGTCCAGGGCGTACCACAAGTCGCGGATGCGCTTGTTTGTCTCTCTCCAGCGGGTCACGATGTCCTTGACTTCATCGTCGGATAGGTCGTCCAACTTGTGGCCGGTGTCCATCTGCCGCATGGCTCCCACGCCGCCCTGGTAGCCCAAGGCCAGCTCTGCAACCTTGCCGCGCTGGCGCAGCTCATACTCCGGGTTGCCCTTTTTGATGAGCTCAAGGGGTACACCAAACATCTGAGAGGCGGAGGCCTCATAGATTTTGCCGTGGGTGCGGAACACCTCAAGCCGCCACTGCTCACCAGCCAACCACGAAATGACACGGGCCTCAATGGCGGAGAAATCGGCGTCGATGAGGACATGGCCCTCCGGGGCAATAAAGGCCGTGCGGATGAGCTGGCTGAGTGTGTCGGGCACGGAGCCGTAAACCAAGCGTAGCTCGTTGAGGCGTCGGTTTTGTACCAGCTCACGGGCAAAGTCAAGAGGCTCCGTGTAGGTGCGGGGTAGGTTTTGGACCTGCACCAACCGCCCAGCCCATCTTCCGGTGCGGTTGGCTCCGTAGAACTGGAGCAGTCCGCGGACGCGGCCATCGGGGCACACGGCGGCCTCTATGGCGTTGTACTTCTTGGTGGAGGTCTTACCCAACTCCTGCCGGATCTCCAGCATGCGCCGCACCTGGGGGCTGTTGTCGTCCTTGTTGAGCAACTGTGCCACGGTGTCTTTGCGCAGATCAGAGAGTTCCTCGTCCATCTCTTTTTTGAGCCAGTCCATGAGCTGGGCCACGCTGTTGGGGTTGTCCAGCTTGGAGATGTCTGTGGCCTCCGCCACCAAGTCCTGCCGGACGGTGTCACCAAGATAAAGAGCACCTGCCACCATGCCCATGTCCACAGCCACGCCGCGGGCGTTGATGATGAGGTCAACCTCCCACTGCTTTTGCACCCAATCGGGCACAGGGAAAGCGGAGAGCCGCCGCTCAATGTCCATCTCTGCGACGACATCCTGGCAACAATATTCTTTGAACAGTTGCCACTTGGCGGGGTCGTGGTGTGGGTAGTTGCGGGTGCGTCCGCCGTTGGTTTTGGAGGGGGCGCAGGGCACGCAGAAATAGCGGATGAGCGCCTTGCCAGTGTTCAGCTTGCGCTTGTCCTGCGGCAACCCCAGTGCCTTTCCCACGTTGTCCAGGCCAGCAGGATAGCCACAGTAGAGGCCGTGGAGCATGGTGCAGCGCCACTGTTCCGGGCGCAGGGGGTAGCCGACGAACTTAGACAGACAGCTCCACTCAAAGGGGGCGTTGTACGCGTGCTTTATGTAGTCGGGGCTGGTGAGTGCCGACCCAAGCCACAGGGGGAGCTTTTCCCCCTGGGCCAGGTCGATGATCTGAACAGGTGCGCCATCCAGACTGTACGCAAAAAGCAGGATTTCAAAGTCGGGGCTGGATATGTACTTTTGTGCTCCAGCTTTTGCGATGGGTACGCTGGAGTAGGTTTCCAGGTCGATACTGAGATGGTGCATACTGTCCGTCCTTTCTTACTGCTGGAAAGAGGGGTCTTTGAGGTAGAGCTCCATGATGTTTTCAGTGTTCACGCCTCTGGCATCCAGCTCCTCCAGCATGGCCGTAAAGAGCGGGGTGCCCACAACATACTTGACCAGCTCCTCGCCAGAGAGGCCGGTGACGTTGCGGAGGGACTGCTTGCGGCTGTCCTCCACCTTGCCGGTGGTCCAAACGTTGGTCTCAAAAGAGGCTTTTTCGATGTCGGATACCAACATGGCCATCACTCGCGCGGGTTTCTGTACCAGCATCTTGACTGTGTTGAGCAGATGAGATGTCTCCATCTCTTTGATATCAAAGGCCACACCAAAGCCAGTGACCCAGACTGTGCCATCAAAGCGGGTTTTCATATCCTTGGTCCTCCTTTACTCACCGGGGCTGGCCGGTGATGGGGTCAATGCCGTTGCTGCCACCCCACGCTCCGGCGCTGCTGGGGGCGGCCCCGGGGGTGGTAGGCATGCCATACGCGGGCATCGCAGGATTGCCGGTGGGCATTGCGGGGTTGGTCACAGGGGCGGCACCGATACCCGCAAAGTCAGTGGCGGCGGACGCCTGGCTGGAGAGAGGCTCGCCGTCGCGGGTCTTGAGCACATTGCCCAGACCGCAGCCAACACCCTTGTTGCCGGAGTTGGAGTAGCCAAAGAAACGGATGGTGACGCGGGCATACATGCCGCTGTAAATGTCGGTGGGGGCCAGCTCGCAGTTGATGTTGTCGATACCGACCACCTGGGGCTTGTTCTTGGTGGAAGCGGTGATTACCCAGTGGCCCTTGCACTCGTCGCCAAAGGGCATGCCGGACTTGCGGACACCATCACCGTCCCACACGGGAATGGCGACCTGGGGCGGGCGTACACCGTTCCACACCTTGCTCACGGCCTCGGCGGCAGCGGCATTGATAGCCGCGTCGATGTCAGCCTTAGTGGCGAAATCAGACTTGGGGATGAGCAGGGTGACAGAATACTTGGGCTCCTGGCCCTGCTGGTTGGCGTGGGGGGTGGTGAGGTGTGCATAAGACAGGCGGCACTCGCCAGTCAGCACTTTCATGGGGTCGTTCTGATACATAGTTCTGATCTCCTTTTCGTTTGTTTTATAGCCGTGTGGCTCACAGCTCGTTGTTTATTGAAGTAAGTAGTTTTCGCAACGCGGCATCAAGCGTTTGGCGGTCAAGGTGCTTGTTCAAGGCCAGCTTGGTGGAGATGCCGCTCAGACCGTCAAATGTGTCTTGCAGACAGGTGCGGTACTGCTCGTTGGAGAGTGTGTAACTTCTCAGCTCGCTCTCCAGGAGCTCAACAGCATCCTTGCGCTCCCGCATGATTTCAAGAAAGAGCTCAACCGTGTCGCGGCCCAGACGCTCCCGCAGGATACGCTCCAGGGCCTCTGCCTTTTTGTCTGTGCCGTTGTCGTCGTACTCGTTGAAAAACAGCACATCGTGGGAGCCGTCCGGGAAATAGATTGTGCGGGCCATTACTCCACGACCTCGGCAAAATCGGCGGCGGCAGGGTTATACGCATCCCGCTTGTCTGATGCGGGGACAAGGGCGGGCTTACCCAGAGGCTTGACCACAAAGCTGCCGATTTTCTCAGCAAACTCCGTCTTGCCCATCAACTTCTCCAGATCAGAGAGGGTCTTGGGCTTTCGGTCATAGAGCAGGGCCTCGTCATAACCGGCGGCGATAATGGCTTGGAAAGCTGCCTCCGGGTCGCTAAAGGTGCGATTGCTGCGACCAGCCACCAGTTTCCAGCCCTCGATGGGTTTCCCGTTCAGCAAGGCCTCGGTTGCGTACTCCTCCAGATCCTTGTACCACTTGACCAGATGCTGGCCGCGGATGAGCAACGCACCGATTTCCTCATCGGAGAGCAGCGGGTGCACCTCGTTGCCGTTGGGACCGATGTAGGAGTGTACCTGCGGGACCAGGTCGCCGGGCTGGACGGAGCTGGCGGGGACACATCCCGCGAAATCCTCCAGCGCCGTGTTGGCATTGGCGCGGGCACGGCAAACAGCTTTTCCGCGGCAGAAACGGCAATGATCACCGGGGACGAACTCACCCAGGCCAGAAAACGCCTTTTGGGCGATGGGCTTGATTTCCTCGCCCCAGGCCAGCAGTTCCCCCACGGTGATGGTTTCGGAGGAGTAGTTGTTGAGCCGGGGCTGGTCGATATTCATACGCACCCGCTTGATGCTGTCGCCAAACACGGCAGAGTATCGCTTGAGGGCACCCAGGGCGTAGAGCCGCATCTGGGAGTTGTTCTCCGCAGACACCGGCACGCCCTTGCCGTGCTTGTAGTCGGTGATGCTAAGCAGGTCGCCGCCAATCATGGCGCTGTCGCAGGTGCCAAAGCCCTCAGGCACCCAGTCGCTGAAATCGACCTCGACCTCAACGGCCACAGAGGGCGGGTTGTCGTAGGTCATGGCCAGCTCGACCAAGTGCTCCAGGTATGTGTCGGA